GCTCAGATACGTTTAATCCCACTCTATAAGATGATACATTATTATAATAATCTAAAATTAAAGTATGCTTACTAACATTTACAAAAGTTCCTCTGACAAAATATATACCATCATCAATTGACACTGAAGATCCAATTGCAGTGGCATTTTCCGAAATTAAAGATGCAAAAGGAGTTCCATCAGATATAACAGTATTGTTTATTCCGTAAGAAATTGCTTCAGTTGATAATAAAGATTCTCCATCTAAAAAGAATGACTGATTAAAGTCATTATCAGATTCCAAATACTTCACATACAATGTGATGTTTTCAACATTATTTCCATCTGGAAAAACTACACTTTTTACAATAGCGGATAATCCTGATACTTCGCCTCTTATTATTTGACCAACATATTTTTCTATATAAAAAGATAAATCTACACCGAAAGATGTAGGATTTAATTTTACTGCACAATATTCTGAATCGTAAGAAACACCACCAGGTATTACAACAGATCCTTCTTTAAATATATGACTACCAAAAGACTCTATTTGATTTTGTAAAATAGATTGGATTGTATTTAATTCTCTAGACTGTACTGGTTTTGCTGGATTGAAAAGAACTTTATAAAAATTCTTTTCAGAATCAAAGTCATCAAAATATGGGTTAACATTAAGATTAGTTTTTTGTGCCATTTTTTAAAATTCTAGAATAATTTTAATATCTTCTTTTTGTCTAGAGTTTCTCTGTACTAAAGGTCTATTATCAATATAGATAATATCTCCAGATGTTTTATTTATCTCTGGAGATGCGATACCAGATGTAAAAGTTACATCTAAATTGATTAATTTATTATTAATAGTAACAACACTAGTGTTGAAATCATCCACTATAGTAAATACACAACCAAATTCTCCAGTTATAGGGATATTCCTTACGCTTGTAAAATCTATATTTGCATCTGCTGATGAAGAAATACCAATATAATCTGTTTGGTCGTATGGTTCTTCACTGTAGTATAATGATCTATCCCTAAAATATTTTAAAACTCCTGTATCCTTGTCATATGAAGCCACATATGCCTTGGCTCTTTTATCACCAACTTTTTGCTCAATTCTCTCCCCAATTTGAGGTAGTGTATCATCACTTAAAGATATTTTAAGAGCAGATAATCCAGAAAATCTATCTGAAGTATAATTCTCATCAGAACTATATTTTTTTGGATTTTTTAATATACCTATTTGAGCAAATCTAGTATCTATTGGAAAATCTTTTGATGAATCATCAAATCTAGTATAGATTAACACTCTATCAGATCCTAGTTCTCTGTAAATATCATATCCATGACCTTTTGATGGAGGTATTATTGGTATAAGTTTTGCTGGATCGGTAATAGTACCCGTTTTTTGAAGAGGTCCAAGATCTACTATCCCATAAGTATATCCACTTCCACCTGAAGTAACCGTAGTGCTAGTAATTTCATTATTTTCATTTGTTTGAATAAAGACACGCGCACCACTACCATCACCTAATATATCAACTTCACCTGGGTTATAAGAATTACCAGGTTCATCAATGTAAACATATTTAATTTGATTATTATTTAAAGATGAATCACCGTTTTCTCTAACTGACTTTATTTGTGATAAAGAAGATGTGCTCCAATCATTCGGTAAAGGTATATACTCGGTGGAATCAAATTTAATTATATCTGTTGGTGGAACTGTAAATAAATATTTCCAAATATATCCATCTCCACTATTTCCTGCTTTTGAAGGTTCCAAATCAGTAAATAATGGTTCATCTTGAGATTGATTACCCGTAGTATTAATTCCGCTAGATCCATTAGATATGCAAATATACACTTGGTATTGACTATTCATTACATAATAATTTGAATCATAAAGACGAGATCTGTCTGTAACCGCAGATGGATTTAATGCACTATAATCGTGCCTATACATATCATATTTTACACCCTTAGTCCACTCTATTTTTCTTATACATCTTCTAATATTTGAAGATGTTACTTTTTTACCATATAAAAGTGTATCACCATAATGATGTAAGTAGTCAGTATTATCTGTTGGATTTGGTACAACTGCAGGTCCTTCTCCAGAAAAATTAGGCGAATCCCAATTTTCGTTTCTACCAAAACTAGAATTTCTTGCTGGATTTGCTAAACCAACAAAAACATAATAATTATCAGATCCCGTAGATATAGAGTCTACAAAATTATTTGTATTTAAAATTCTAAATTGATCTGTAACAAATGCAGGCATATTTATATCTTTTTTTATTATTTATATCAAGTTCCTTCCGTTAAATCGGATTTAATAGATCCAGTATTTCTCAAACCATAACTTCTTCTTTGTATTGTTGGATATGTTAATATTCCAGAAGAAACGTTATAACCACTAACACCAATAGAAATTGGGTTATTTGAACGAGTAAATCCACTAATTCTTCCCCAAGAAAACTTACCTACAGGATTTTGTAAAGTTCCGATAGTTCCTATTCCGATAATATTTGTAGAATTTGAAATATTACATGTTATTATTCCTAAACTTGTATCTATTCCATGAACATAATAAATGTTATCTAAAAATTGTGTTGATACACCAATAACTTCATTTTCACTTGAATCTATCGTAGTCAATCCAGTGCCAACTTTAGTATCAAAAATATAAATTGGATAACCAACAGATAGATCTGAATAATTTCCACCTGGTGTTAAAATCTTAAATTCTATTCCTAAATCAGTACCAATGCCTGATGTAGTACCAATACCAATAATTGTACCATCAAATCCTGATACAGTATTAGCACTCACTAAAGTTTCATCTTCTAAAGATGGATACTCCACTATTACTTGAGGTGGATTTGTGTTTGTATATCCAAATCCTGGATTAATAACAATTACATTTGATATGGATCCATTTAAAATAGTTAATTCTGCAGTTGCAGTTGTACCAATCCCAACACCTATACCATAATCAATCCCAACACCTATACCATAATATGGATTTGATATTTTTATTTCAGCACTAGATCCTGTGTATCCAATACCACCACTTACTATTGATAAAGATTGTATTGTTCCTGCTGTTGAAACAATAGCAGTTACTATACCAACTTCTACAGATTCATTTGATGGAATAATTAAAAGGTCAATTGTTTCTGTTGGAAGTTCTCCCTCATAATCAAAAAACTTTGAATTATCAACAAATATTTCAGTATCTGATGATGAAAAATCTTTTATGACTTTAGCAGTTGGATAAATTTGTGGTTCTAATGAATTTCTAGATTTTGAATAAAGAATGTCATTAATTATAATATCCTCTTTTTGCTTTGTTACATATATTGGTCTTTCAATTTGTTCATTAATACCTTGATCAAAATAAAGATTGGTTTCTAACAATGTAGATGAATTAATATCAAAAACTGTTCTAAGTTCTTGTGTAATAGTTTCTTGTAAATTAGAATTAATACTATAAATTTGAACAGTATCTCCTACCTGAATTGGGGAATAAACATCAACTAATACTGAATCAATACCTCTAGTTCCTCTATAAAAATAGATTTCAACATTGTCGTTTGTCTTAGGTGAAGTTAAAAATCTTACCAACGATCCACCATTAAATTCATATGCAATATTTGGTTCTTGAAGTATTCCGTTGATAAAAATAACTAATACTGAAACTAAGTCTATTGCTTGAGAATCCGAATCTTCTGGATTTATTTCAAAACTTAATAACTGACCATTATAATATAATGGATAAGCTAATCTCTTGCCATCTTGATATTTTTCTATAGAATCAATTAAATCAAGTTCTCCAAATTGCCAAGATGCAAAATTATCATTATAAGTATCTAAAACTGTAAGTTGAAATTCTTCTACAGGTTCAGAAAAACCAATAGCAGTAACAAGTCCAACCGGTTTAAATACATCACCTCTTCTAAAATTGTATCCAGGTCTAGTAATTTTAAACGTTGAAACTTGGAATAAAGTAGTTCCAATTCCAACCAAACTATTGAAATCTGAAACATAATAACCAAATTTAAAACTTACTCCAGTAAAAGATTCATTATTTACTGATTCTCTATTCAAATAAATTAATCCATCTCCCAACGCAGAAATCCTAGTATTTTCAGCAATAATGCTGGGGATAGTTTGAATTGTATTTCCAATTCCAAGATTAGAAGTATTGATTCCAGTAATTATTGTTGAGTTTATACCAATATTTCCAGTTTTTGTATAATTTGTTATAAATGATATATTGTCCGAATTTTTAGTTGGACCTATATCAACATTCATCAACAATCCAATTCCAGTATCTGTCGTTTCACCTATACCAAGTCTAGATACTCCAATAACAGGTAAATTTTCATAAATTGGAGGTGAAATTGTTATAATTGGGTTGGAATATCCACATCCAGGATTGACAATATTAAATGATAATGTTCCACCAGCGCCAACTGTAGATGTTATGACAGATGCCGTTCCTGAATGATCCGGATCTGTTATTCCAATTGAAACTGGTTCTCTATATCCAGAACCATAATTTAAATACTCATACCAAGTAAATATAGTTCCATATCCAACATAATAGTGTGGTAAAGTGCTGATACCTACATCAACAGAAAAAGATGTTGTTCCCATACCAATAATATTTAAAGAATCTAAATGACTTGGGAAATAAGAAACAATTCCTGCATTAGATGGACATGTAAATCCTAATCCAACCATTTTTACCATATTTACACCTTTAAGATCTTCTATAGATGATGTAAATACATCTAATATACCAGTTTGATTATTATATGTAACTGTACTAAAGGCGATTGTATTTCCAGTAGATGCCACACTAACAATTTTTTCAATTCCACCACTATTGTCTAGTTCTGCTCTTACTACTGCACCTACAAGTGGTGCATAACCCATTCCCGCAGTAGAACCTAAGGAAACAATAATTCCACCTCTAGGTAATTGATTCTGATTTATATCGGATTCTGATATGGTAATATTATCTTGATCATCTCTTATTCCACTGAAAATTATACTACTAATTCCAACAGACTGATTTTCAATAATTTCAAAATTATAGTCTGAAACATTTTGAGTTTTTGGTGTCTGATAGATACCATTTATAAAGAGAATGCCATTACCTGAAGTAGTTCCTAAACCAACAGTGTTTATTCCTTGCGATTTTAATAAGAATGTTTGTCCTATCCCTGTAAATTCTGGAGAAATGTCATCAAAAATAACACTAGTAGAATAATCTTGCCTTAAAAATACTCTACCACTAAATGATGCTCTCGATCTTTCTAAATTTCTTTCATCTTTTGCAACTAAATCATATACACTTCCTCTAGGTGGTTGAGTGAAATATATTTCATCTTCAAATATATTAAATGATCCCCTAAAAACTTTTACTTCAGTACCATCAGAGTGTGAGGTTGATGAACTTCCAACAAAACCTCTATCAACTTCAACAATATTTTTATCACCTTCAACAAACAATATTGGACCTTTATTACTAGTTCCTATTCCAACATTAGAAACAAACATATATTCATCATCAATTTTTAATATGTCAGTTGGCTTTATGGTACTAATTCCACTTAACGTAAAGAATGTATTTTCATAACCAATTCCACCATCATTCCCACTTAGTGTATATACCAATCCAGTATATGATAAAGGATACTGCACCAAATTATTAATTGTAATAATTGATTTTTCATTCTTTTTATACATTTCAAACATGTGAGCATTACCTTCACCAAGATCTGTAAAGGTAATGCCAGTTCCCAATGTAGCAGATTCTTGAGTTAATGCTATTTGGAATTGACTATTTGATAATTTAATTGCATAAACACTTGAAGGTAATCTATCTGTAGTAATACCAGTGTCTGTAATAGATCCATCAACAATTCCCATAGCACTTTGGCCAAGACCAATAAATGATGATTTTGGTTTATAAATCAGTTTTTCACCAGTACTGAAGAAGTGATCATTGATTGTAAATACCCCAGTAACCGGATTTAAAACATTAGTATTATAAGGATCAAACGTTTTTGCAAATATAGGAATATTTCTATATTTAAGTTTAAAATTCAATCTATTAATACTATCCGTATTTAAACCAAAATATTTTGCAATGCTGAGATTTTCATATAATGGATTCTGTTGAAGTGGAAGAGGTTGATTAATTTCATCTAAAAATGTATAAAAAGACTCATTATAATAAGTAATTTTAATATTATCTCCAATAAATTCATTTGAAGGATTGAATATAACACTCAAATTATTTTGATCTAATTTAGATCCAAATGTACCTATACCTACGTCTGTTCCAACAAGTAACATTGGATATTCAACAATAATAGAATTTTCACTATCATGAATTGTC